ATCAGGTGTTTAAAGATGTGGGCTTCAACAACCGATTTAAAATGCGAAAAGCAATGGACATGTTGATCTCAAAGAAGTTCCAGGAATTAGACGAAGCAGGAGTGGGGTCGTCGAAGGACATTGCAGACTTGTTGGCATTAAGCCACAAAATGACCATCGAACAGTTGGACCGTGAGATTGCCTTGGAAAAAGTTCGTGCCAGCAATATTAAGAGCCAGGTCAACGTACAAATCAATGACGGCGGTGCTGGCTCCAACTATGGGTCGTTGTTAGAAAGGTTGTTGAAGCCCAATGCTTAAGATTTCTCGAGATGACATAGACTGTTACAACATCACCGACTACCCAGGCGATAGTCGGTTTATCAAGCTGCCCATAGTGAACTACTTGAAGTTGGCAACTGTGGGTGGTGTGCCCATCCACGACAACTTGAACCGTCCACAGATTGCTTTAATCAATGCTGTGAACTCACCCGACTACAGGTTCATCGTTGCTGCACTGAGCCGACGGCTGGGCAAGACGTTCATTGCCAACGTGATCGGCCAACTGGTCGTGTTGATCCCCGGCTGCAATGTGTTGATCATGAGCCCGAACTACAACTTGAGTACTATCAGTTTCGAACTACAACGTGGGTTCATCAAGCAGTTTGATTTGGAGGTGACCAAAGACAACCACAAAGACAAGGTGATCGAACTATCGAATGGCAGTACCATCCGCATGGGGAGTATCACCACTGTGGATTCAAGTGTTGGTCGTAGCTACAACTTGATCATATTCGACGAAGCTGCTTTAGGCGATGGTGGTGAAGAGGCCTTCAATGTAAGTTTGCGACCGACGTTGGACCGTCCGGGTAGCAAGGCTATCTTTATTAGTACCCCACGCGGCAAACACAACTGGTTTGCTAAATTTTATGAGCGTGGATACAGCGAGCTCTACCCGCAGTGGATTTCACTGCAAGCCGACTACACCGAAAATGACCGCATGCTGGAGAGCGACGTTTCAGAGGCTCGCGCTAGTATGAGCAAAGCCGAGTTTGAGCAGGAGTACATGGCCTCATTCAACACTTTCGAGGGTCAGATCTATTCATTTACTAGTGACATGGTGGTAGAGTTCAACCACGTTGATGGGGTGGAGTACCTAGCAGGCATAGACCCCGGATACCGGGACCCTACTGCGTTCTTAGTATTGGCCTATAATCCTGCAGACGACAGCTTCCATGTGGTAGACGAGTACTTGAAAGCAGAAGCCACTACTGCCACCCATGCTGAGGCATTTCAAAAGTTTATAGACCGCTGGGGAATAGAGTCGGGCATTTTTATTGACTCAGCCGCAGCACAGTTTGCAAGTGACTTGGCGTACGGTTATGATATTAGTACCATCAAAGCTAAAAAACAGGTGTTGGAAGGCATTGCATATGTACAGACGTTAGTAGAACAGGGACGTATCAAGGTGGCCCCACACTGCGTCCACACACTGGAGATGTTTGATCAGTACCAGTGGGACAATCGCGAAACACTTACCCGAGAAAAGCCGGTTCACAATAAAGTTTCACACATAGCAGATGCATTGCGCTACGCAGTGTACACATACACAATATGAAAAGCGGAATTTATGTCTTAAAGTTCGACAGCGGCTACACCTACATTGGCAAGAGTGTTGATATCAATGCTAGATACAAGCAACACTTGAACTCACTGCGCCGTGGCAATCACACAGCCGAATTGCAAGCTCACTACAAAGTGTGGGGAATTCCGCGCTGTGAGGTACTGGAATTGTGCCACCCCGATCATCTCGACGTGTTGGAACGTAGTTGGATAAGCCGAGGCGTCAACCTGTTGAATAGTTTGTACCCAGATGTTCCAGAACACGACCTCTGGATACGACGCTATAGTGGGGTATTGGAAAACAGTACCGGCAGCTTGTTGAAGTATATGAGTGAAACCCAGACCGAATTGAAAAATCTTAGAGATGAGGGGGTGGTATTGCCGGGGGAACTAGACCGGTTGAGGGACTTGGAGCTGGAGGTGGCCTCACTACGAGCCTACAAGTCTCGTAGCTGGTGGTACAAGTTGTGGAACTAAAAATTGTACCTCTTCAAAAAAGGTTTTGACAGGTCTTTGCCTACGTGTTATAATATCTCTAATTTGAGTTGTATTACCAATTTTTTGCGGGTGGGACTAATTACCCCTTCATCGTGCCGACACACGGACCGCCTATATCTTGTCGGAGATAATTATGACTATTGGAATTTATCGATTGTGCTTTAATGGCACAGATCGTTGCTACGTTGGGCAGAGCACTAATATAGAAAAACGTTATAAACAGCATTTAACTAATTTTGCTAGTAATAAAGCTAATTCAAAAATGATGGAGGCGTATAAGATATACGGCAATCCTTCTTTAGAAATACTCTGCGAATGTAGTGTTGAAGAATTAAATGTCGCAGAAGATGAAGCTATAGAGATATTTGACTGCGTAAATAACGGTTTCAATGTATTAAAGCACGCCGGAGATATGCCCAACGCATGTGGTGAAAATCATGGTTATGCAAAAAATTCCAACTCTCAAATAGAGCAAGTACTAGAGCTTCTTTGTGACCCTAGAATTGGATTCGCAAAAATTAGTGAAATTACCGGAGTGAGCGTAAACTCTATACACTCTATATCGTGTGGGGCAAGTCACCACTGGCTAGAAGCTAAACATCCAGCCATGTATGCCAAAGTGATGTCGCTCAAAGGAACCAGGTACACTATCAGAAATTCGGCAGGAGCTAGAGGTATAAAGTATCCGTCGGTTGTATCTCCGAATGGTGTTGTATATAAAAGTATCTCAAATGTTAATGCGTTTTGCAGGTACCACGTATTAACTCAAAGTAGTTTTACAAATGTACTAAACGGAAAGCGCAAGACACACAAAGGCTGGAGACTTGCTGAGAATGTCTAAGAATACTAATAAAAGAATACCCATCAAATGGGTGAGAGACCGTGCAAAGTCTGCATATGAGAAGAAAGATCACTGCTACATCTGCAACACTGATCAAGATTTAGAGTTACATCATACACATAGCCTGACACTACTTTTAGAACGTTGGATAGAAACGACCGGTCGTGATTTTTCTACTGACGAGGCTGTATTAGAAAACAGGGACGAGTTTATTGACAATCACCATGACGAGATCTATCGTGATGTTTATACATTGTGTTTAAAACATCATCAAGCTCTGCACGCTGTTTACGGAAAAGCTCCTCCTCTTTCTAGTGCCCAAAAGCAAGGTCATTGGCTAGAAACCCAAAAAGCTAAGGCAACACTTAATCCAGGCGAAAAACCCAAGGTATTAGGTGGAAGTTTTAGTGAATTTTATTGAGGGTTACCATGAGTATAATTAAAGATTTTAGGGGCTGGTTGAGTACCAAACTCAACCCAGCTCAGGGCATCATCAGCCGTGACGAGGGCACCTCAGTCGACACCAACGCCACAATCAGCTATTTACAGGCGTTTAACCGATTGGAGAGTGTTAACCGCGGCGTCAACATGATTGTGAGTGCGTGCAGTAGCTTAGACTACGACATAAAAGAAAGTAAAGCCGACTCAGTAGTAGGTGGCATTCGACAAAAGAGCTTAGTCAAGTTACTGAACTTTACACCAAACCCCTATCAGAGCGCACAAGAATTTCGCATAAATATGTTCACAGACTTCTTGTTGGAAGGCAACATATTTATCTACTGGGATGGTGCTCACATGTATCACCTACCAGCCAGTAACGTACAGATTGAAACAGACCCTAAAACTTATGTAAAGGGCTATACTTACAACTCAGAGGTACGTTTCCGTCCCGACGAAGTATTTCACATCAAAGACCTGAGCAGTCACACTATCTATCGCGGCACCAGTCGGTTAGCGTCAGCTGACCGCAATATCAAGATACTCTACAAGATGCAGACCTTTCAAGAACAGTTCTTTGATAACGGAGCCGTGATGGGACTGATCTTGACCAGTGACAATACTCTGAGTCAGCAAGCCAAAGAACGAACTATTCAAAACTGGAAAACTCAGTACTCACCCAAAAACGGTGCTCGGCGTCCCATGATATTAGATTCAGGCCTGAAGCCCTGGGGTGAATTTGCAGACACGTTCAAAGACATGGATTTTGATGTCTCAATCAAAACTCATGACACCAAGATTTTGAAAAGCTTGGGTGTTCCACCAATATTGTTAGACGGTGGCAACAATGCAAATATTGCACCCAATTTGAGATTGTTTTACTTGGAAACTGTGTTACCTATCGTAAATCGGTATGTTAGTGCAGTAGAAAGATTTTTTGGATACGATGTAGAAGCAGTAACTGCAACCGTATCAGCATTGCAGCCTGAATTAAAAGACGTGGCTGCTTACTATGCCTCTCTGGTCAACGGTGGAGTAATCTCTCCAAACGAGGCCCGAAAGGAACTACGCTATGACGACAAGCCAGGTCATGATGACCTCAGAGTACCAGCAAACATTGCTGGTAGTGCTGCAAATCCCAGCGTAGGCGGAGCGCCCAAAAAGCCTCCACCAGAACCAAGGTAAGGAGCCTATGAAAGATAAAGTACTACATTTAAATAGTGCTTTTTCCATAAAAGCTGCAACTGACAATCCTGGTCAAATCTACATTGAAGGGTATGCAAGTACCACAGACGTAGATCGCCAGGGAGATGTTGTTCCCAGTTCAGTCTGGGAAAAAGGCATGACTAACTACCTTAAAAATCCCATTATCTTAGCCTACCACGATCACAGCAATCCGATCGGACGTATGACTGAGCATAAAACGGATGGCAAGGGGTTATGGATAAAAGCAAGAATTTCAACAGCTGCCAAGCAGTTCCAACTTATCAAAG